TTACAGTAGTCATACTGCCATCCTTGTTCTGCCTAGCCTTATTCTCCTCAAGCGTAGCCAGATGATATCTCTGGTTAAAGCTGAGCGGGTATTCCATTACTTGTTCTCCTCATTTGTTGCCTTAGCATCTGTGCCGTACTGCAATTCTAGCTTGGTAAGCTCTAACGCCTCATCAGCCGCCATCTTGTCATACTTGTACTGGGTCTCATCAGCCTTGTCTGCTGCGTCAACCATCGCTGCCATGCGGTCAAGTTCTTGCTTCATACCCTCAATCTGAACCTTAGCTTGCTGTGCTTGTAGTGCCGCTTGGCCCTTCATCAGCTCACCTGCAGCTATATCGTTTTGAGCCTTAGCCATCGCCTGCTGCACCATCTCTTCCTTCTGCCGCATCTCCTCAGACTGCTGCTGCTTACCTTCGCTTGCTTGCTGGCCCTCCTCGGACTCAGGGTCAATGAAGAATCTTTCAGGCGCTTTAATACCCTCTAGCTTCATCACTTGACTGATAGCTGTGTAAGCCTTCGACTCGTCAAACATAACCGACCCCATACCCGCCAGCTTCTCCTGTAGCTGTATCGCCTCACGCAATACATTGGCCTGACGTACACGCTCCGCATTACTTGAGCCAATCTGGATGGACACGTTAGCTCTAGACTGCCACTCTGAAGGCATAGACTTAATCCACCGGCTACCCACTCGTGCTTGCAGCTCACCCTGATGATTCTCACGGATTAGCTTGTGCAATTCAATGAAGATGCCACGGATGATAGTCTCACCCATGCTCTTCGCTATAAGCGAGTTAGTTAACTCCATGCTGGACATGACACGTTCCATTGTGTGGTCACCGCCCTGACCTACAGCAGCGTTAGCCGTGTTTGCCATGCCGACAGCGCTACCGCCACGCTCCTTGCGCTGCTCATTCATAAATGCTAGCAATGAGTAGGCCGACTGTGATACCTCGCCCTTTGGCAGCTCAAAGATAGAGCCTTGGCTTTCTGCACGAACTAGTCCACCAGTTCTTGATGTCAATAAGTCATCAATGTTAACTTCGCCAGCGATTACACCCATTCGTGGGTTAGCTGCGAGCTGTGTTGCATCAACCACACTACGAATCAGCGGTGTCTTTGTGTCCTGAATCTCACGTAATCGCTCAAATAAGCTAATGCCCTTGTACTTGTGCGGCATCAATGTGGCGACACCACCGACCAATGACACGGACGTAACTGGGTCGTTAGCTAGTAGATGGTTGCCATCACCAATGACGACTTTGCGTCTCTCTGCAATGCCATCACCATCGTAATCTACCAGTATGTAGCACTCGAATACCCGCTTGGTTGCTGTGGCTTCATGAGATGAGGCGTAATCGAATTCCTCTGACTCACGGCTACGTGATAGCGACTCGGTGTTGGTGCTGTAGTCGGGTAATAGCGCAACAACTTCAGGGTCGAAGCCCTGAGCAATCAGGCTTGATGATGTCTCGGCCTTCTCGTGACATGCAACACGCGCATCGTCTAAGAATGGGCTGTTGTGGTCACCGTTGACAATGACCTCTTCAGGGGATAATGCCTTAATGACTGGCTTACCAACGATTGTGGTACGTTTAATCTTGATGTTGAATGTTTCTTGAACTGGTGGCGCTAGTTCGGGAGATACACCCATCTCAACCAGCATCTGACGCTCTGGTGTTGGCTGCATTTCCTGCATCTCTTCCTCACCATCGACGACCTGCCCAACTATCTCGACCTCCTGCATAGGTGCATTCGGTGCAAGTATTTGCTGTAGTGCTGCCTGATTGACGTTGTCATACTCCTCGTATGCAACACTGGCACGCTCATCCCAGTAGACCTTAGCAGTACAGTTACGATGCAGCAGCGTATCTTTCAATAGCTCTTGCAGCAATGTCCAGCCGTTGTATTCCTCAAAGAATAGGTAGTTGACTAGTGCAGACTCTGTCTCCGCGCTCTCCTCATCAGCCTCACCTGATGGCACATAGAATCCAATGCTATCTGTTGAGAACGTGGGCATAATTTCAGCGACTGTCGCCTCAATACCGTCCATAACGTCCATGCTCACATACCGTGATGCATTCTTATCCTTAGCTGCTACCGCCGAGATACCGGGCAGCTTACCAAGATAGTAATCTAGTGGCAGGCTGATGTCGTTGTCATTCTCTGCGTCAAGACCACCACCAATACCACGGGCAATCTCCTCCATACAGATTGAGACTAGCTCATCATCACTCATTTGCTTTGGTTGCTTAGCCATTAATATTCTCGCCCCAGTCAGTGTATTTAGATTTATGTTTAATTTCTTTATTCGCGAAGCACATCATAACAGCATCAGCTAAGTTCGGAGATGGTATCTTTCTGTTCTTCATCTCAGGTTTTGATAGTATCTGAACGAATGTATTGTTAGCTGTACGCTTACGCGGTACACGTACCAGCTCAGACTTTAGCTGTGCGAAGCCTTTAATCGTTGAGTCAATACTCACCATTTCGGCGGGGTCGCTGTACACGCCCTTCTCGACAGCGTTGTATGTATTCTCGAACCTGTCACGTAATAACCAGTATGCCTGCGCTCTCTTGTTAGCGAACAGGTCACCATGCATCACATCATCTTTGTATTTCTTGTCTGAGTATTCTGGAGTGCCGCCGCCGCTGAAGCCCTCGACTGACATAGCGTAGTTACCCAGCCTATCCTCTAGTCCCACCTTAACGCCAGCACCAATACCAACCGAGTCATAGACCAAGTTAGTACATCTGTCATCGTATGCAATCTGGAATGCCTTGTCGATAGCATCACTGAGGTCACCATCACCCCATGCCTCAGCCCTAGTGATGACTACGCCCTTGCGAACTGCAACAGCCTTGTCATCTGTGCCTTCATCAGCTGGGTCAAACCCCATCGCTTTAACGCCACGGTCCATACCTTTAATCTTGAGATGAGCATCAACTGCTGCATCTACCCATTCAGGCTGAATGATTGAATCATCGACGGCATCGTTGTACTTGCCTTCCCAAATCCAATTGTACTTTGCCCTTGGTAAGTTCTCATAATCCCACTTGCGCAATGCCTCACCTTCCTCGCCGAACCACGGGTTATCACGCCAGTTGATGACAACTATCAAGTGAAGGTCGTCCTCATAGTAGCCATCACGGTCAAGTTGCTTCTGGTACGGGACAATGAATCGCTGTGAGAATGGGTCGGCAGATGATTGTGGGTTGGCACTGAACCAGCACTCTGAGCCGGGGTTACGTAGTATCGTTGGCAGTAGCTTATCAATAGACTCTTGGCTCATTGTGTGAGCCTCTTCAAACCACGAATACTTATAGCCCTCTGCTGACTGTATTGAGTCAGGACTACGACTAGCACCCTTGTAGCGAGTAACAGCTCCATTCGGGGCCTGCACCCTGTCCTTGGTCACTTCCCAGCCCTGTAGCTTCAACCGTTTCTCGATTGAGCCTTTGAATACTCGATGCACTGAGTCAGTGATTGAATCTTGGAACTCACGCAAACAATAGATGTCAGCACGCTCAGTATCCATCTTCATTGTGAAGATATCACCGAAGCCAACTGATTTGCCGCTGTTCCTGCCACCTATCGCTATTTTGATAGGCTTGCTCTTCTTCATGAGTGGCTTGAGCTTGCTGTTAACCTTCAGTTTCGGCATTACCCGTAGCCTCAATGAACTCGACAGTGTAGTGAGTGTCAATTGCTCCGCCACCTTCACCGGTAACCTCAACCTGCTTGAGCTTGGGCTGTACGTAGACAGCTATCTTATCCCATGCGTTTATTGCGTCATTGGCTGCAGCTGAAGCACCACGTAATGCTTGCACTATTACCTTAGCGTCATCCTCGTCAGATGGCACGCCGTTGGCTGTGGCTGCGTGTAGTGTGTCCATAGCGCCGTTAGCTATGCTCTGCAAGTTAGTCGCGTTATGAGCCATGTTCATGATGACATCAAACTCCTCACCATAAACCTGTTTCAAGCGCATAACTAACGCCCGCTTCGGCTTGTCCTTACTCCCTAGTGTTCTAGCCATACTTAGCTTTTAAACCTCTTGATTTAATTACTTTACTTAATTTGGGCTATAGTGTACCACACTACATAAACTTAGACTTGAGTCTCTGCAAATTCTCATCAGCCAGCCTGCATTTTTTGTGAGCATCATTCAGCTTGTACGTGTAGTACGGACTGTACGCATTTGCAGTTGGGTGCTGCCTGTATTCCTCCGTCAGCGCGCCTAACTCCTGCACCGCCTCTTCATGAGCTTTCTTCGCTCTTCCTAGTCGCCAAGTCAATAGCATTACTTTCTCTCCTTGCCGTTGTAAGTTGTCTTAAATGTTGTTGTGGGCTTGTGCTTTGACCAATCTACCTTGGCCAAGTTATTTTCCACGGCCTTCGTGTTTTCCTTACGTCTTACATCGCCCTTTCCTGCATTACTTGCCATAATTCACCCCAAATAACTTCCATCGTCGTGTATTTCTACCCGACACTCGTGGCACATTTTTAAATTATTGGATGGAAACGTAACCCATGCCAGATGCTCGCACTCAGTGTGCAATGCTCCTCGATTGTGCCTGTCAACTAATAGCGCCGCCTGCTTTATGGTGCGCGGCACTGCGTGCTTATAAGCCATGATTGGCATGGTAACCGTGTAGCTTGCGTGCTTCGTTTACCACCGACACTGCTTCCGACACAGTGTCAAAATATCCAAAATGTTTCTGCTTGCCGTCCACCCTGAATTTTACTACCCATTTCTTGTTGTACTTATGCCACATTACACCGCTAACACCTGATTTACTGTTGATGTTTAGTGTGCGATTGTGCTGATTCTCACTTACTGTGACAGCTCTAAGATTGGCCCATCGATTGTCAGAAGTATCATGATTAATGTGGTCGGCCTGCTCCGATGGAAACCTCCCTGTCATATACAAGAAAGCCAGTCGATGCCCGTAATGATTAGTGCCATCAACCTTGATTGAAATATAACCATGCGATGATACGCAGCCAGCTATGTCTCCAACTTTCGCGTTGCCAGCCGTTTTTAACCTAACAAATAATCCTGTGCTTGGATGATACTCAAACAGCTCTTTCAGTCGTTCTTGCGTCAGTTCCATTATTATCTCCGTTAATTATTTCTTCTTGCTTCTGTGTTTTTTAGCCCGTGAATTTCTAACCGGCTTATCTCTATGAATCAAGTTTTCCGTCCCATCCATCATCATCCCACCCCTCATCCTCTATAAATTCCTGAGTCTCAACCATAATATCAAAATCTGCACCAAGAATGTCGCATAGTTTTCTCACTGCTGATTCTAACGCAGCGTCATTTGAACAGTCCAAGCCAGTTTTAACTGTCATAGCCGCAGCCAGCAGAATAACCATCTCCTCTTCTGTAAAGTAGTCCCCCTTATCGTGTCTCATAACTTATCTTTCCCATATCTACTTCCTTAACGAAAATCCCATCAATCATCATGCCCTTGCGGTCTTTGATGTCATTATATGCAACATCTAAGCAATGTTCTAATGATAAGCCGTTGCGCTCTGCAATGTTAATCAGCACCACGATGATATCTCCAATGTCGTCTGCGATATCAAACTTGTTACCTTTGCAGATGTTATCTGATAACTCACCGCACTCTTGTACAAGTTTAAGGAACTGGTCCTTGTCCGTTGAACCATTTATAAGATTACGGTCATAATGCCATTGCTTAATATCATGCACCGTGTCCTGCATCATTCCAAATCCTCCAGCATTTTCTCCAAGTAATGAACCGCTTTCTCCAAGTCCTCGCGCTTATTGCCCTTATCCCGCAGCAGATACTTCAATACATTGCCTTCATAAAATCCCAACCCGTATTCATCAATGATATCCCACGGCTGTATGCTGTGCTTCTTGTAGTGGCTACCACCTACCTGTTTCACACTGCTATCGTTAGGTATCGCAAAGTTTTCGGTGTCTACCTGTCCGTAGTGTAGTCCATCATTCCCATTCGAGCCAATGTTGGTAATTCGTTCATCGGTTTTAGGCCATTTTGCTTCACTCATATCTCACCCCATAATTCTGATAATATTTCTTCGGCTGTCGTCACCAGCTTATAGTGACCGGTCCACTCTTTTGCCAGCGCCTTCTGGCCTACCTTCACCTTACTACAAAGTAGCTCACCTGTGCGCTTACTGATTGCGTTAGGATTTTTGACCTCGTACCAGTATGTTTTGCCCTTGTAGCCCACCAAAATGTCATCCATTCCCAGCGTAACCTTGATGCCCGGATAAGAGCGTAGCTCATCAACGATGGCCTTCTGATTGTCATCTACCCGCGCCGCCCTTCTGTTTACCCTGCCCATTTCTTTCTCCATAATGCATTGTTAATGTGCAGCCTGACCATAGCCTGAAGGTGAGGCTCTACAGTGTTAAGCATGTTATCCATCCACTTATCACGTGGCAATGCCATAATTCTAGCCGCTGATATTCTTGGAGCCTCCATTATAGCTGAGCTATACGGCGCTGTATATCCTCATTAGATAATCCTTGGGCGTGTAACCTTGCGGCGTGCAGCAGCTTCGGATTGTGGCCAAATATTTCTTCAACTTGGTCTGTAATTTTTTGTAGTTTTCTCGGCAGCTTCTCAGTGTCAGGCCGTATGCGCTTGGACTTGACGACTGGAGTGAGCGCCCTGTCTACCGTCCAACCGTTCCTGAGCCGCTGCATGAACTCTGACTGTAGCGGTGGATTCTTGACCGTCTTGAGCCATTGCTTTGCTGTCATCTTTCGACCTTCAAACTCGATAAATTTTTCTGGTCTAGCCTGCGCACCGGGCTTGAACGAGCCGCCAGAGCGTATCATTGAGTTTACAGTTGAGCGACTCTTGCCAGTCAGTGCCATCAAGTCGGCCATCGTGTGGCTACCGATATCAGTTTTGTAATGTTTCATGCTAATCGCTCCAATGTTTCCGCTAATAAATGAAGTTCACTTCCGTAAATATTTGTGAACTGTTCCTTGCTGTTATGAATGCTGAAGTCGCCCTGATGATGCTCTCTGCATAATGGGACCACTAGAAAGTCACTCTTGATACGCTCTGTGCGAATGTGATGCACGTTGGCTGGACTATCGCAGACCAAGCACCCCAGCGCTGCCACCTTGCCCATGTGACGTTTCCCTGCTGCGTTACTCATACTGTCTCCCAATTGATGGTAGCTGAACACCCATGCCGCCAGCAATCACATACACTTGCTCTATCAGAGCTGAGTAGTCGTCACGCTTTAGCTTCTCAGTTGATTGATGAACTGCATGTCCCAGCACTTGCTTTGAGCCGTACACTTCTGCGACGATAGCTTGCTTCATCTCATTCTCAGTGTAGCCCAGCTCGTCACCGAAGAATCTGCACAGCATGTGAAATGCAGAACGCTGCTCCAATGTTTTGCTTTCTTTATACTCAGATATCGTCACTTTTTTGGGCTTGTCTAGATTAAGACTCTTCAGCTCATTGTAAATGCCGCGCTTGACGCTGTCTAGATTTGGACCGCTGCGCAAGATAAATGTTTTCATAACTCTCCCCGTAGACGCATTTGCTGCTTAATTCTGCTGCACTTAGCACTTGGTTTGCCTTTGTGGTTTTTGTTGCAAGCCGGGCAAATGCTGCGCTCCACTATCCCAGCACTCTCGCTTTCACTGCGCGGTCCAGACCATCTTCCAGTGTTAGTCATCTTTCCCATGTTGCTGCTCATTTTATTCTCCGTTGAAAATGGCCCCCGGAGGGGCCGTTATAATTAGTAAGTGTAAAAGTCGCCGCAAATACCAACGTAGCCGCCCTGACGGTTTGGCCTCGACAATAACTGATTCATATCAACGCAAGCAGTCCATTTGCCTATAGCTGGAATGAACAGAACTAAGTAGTTAGCGGGTTTTGTATCTTGCTCGCCGTTTGGAGCGAAGTGGTTAGCCGCTTTAGTTGCTACTTTTAAGCCTGCCTTGTTTGCCGCTGACTCTGTTGCGTACAACTTACACGGCGCTTTAGTTTCAGTCAGTCTGTGGTTGATTCTTTTTAGCAAATTTTCTGTAATGTTCATTTTATTCTCCGTTGAATTGGCCCCCGAAGGGGCCGTTAGGTTATTTAATACCGAACTGCTTTTTAATATCATGCTGCCATTTTTTTCCGTACTGTTCAGACCATGAGCGCTGGGTGCCGTCAGAATAATATTGTGTTGTTGTTGTACGGTACAGGCCCTCGCGTTTTATGTCTTTTATTAGGTCAATGGTGCACCTAACTAATTCAGACTGCGACCCATCTATTGGAAGCTCTATTTGTTTTTCGATAACTACTTGACCCATGTCGTTCTCCGTTGGTTTATTTAATGTATGGGTACATAGTAAAGCAATGTTTTATAACATACAAGCATTATCGTGATTTTCTTTTAGACCATTTAATATTTAGATGCTTGATGTAACCCAGCACCTCTGGAGATGGCGCTACAGCAGGGATACCAGCTTTCTTGGCGGGGAAGTGACCAAACTTCTCGTTAAACTTATGTGATGCCCAGCCATCATTCATACCCTTACTGCGGGCGTAACCAAGCAGCTCCCCAAACCATCTGGCCTTCTCGCCCGGTGGCACTTGCTTCAGCTTCGTCAGCTTCACATCGACAGTTTCAACATTTGGCATTTTTGCTGGCTTATGTCCACATTTCGGACAGATGAAGTGTATTGATATGTGATGGCATGATTCGCAAGCTGTCGGTAATGGTTCATCCTTCTCTTTCTTCTCCCGCTCTTTCTGTGTCTTGTTTTCCACGTCGCCATTGCACAGGTATTCTGGCAGCGGGTCGGTTGGGAAGCCCAGCCTTGCGATATTGTTGCCGTGGTCTAGTATTAATGCTGGCGTGCCACACGATGATTTGCGTAGCACCCGGCCTAAAATCTGGATATGCAGCATTAATGACTTGGTTGGCCTTGCGTAGATTAAGCATGTCGTGTCAGGACTATCCCAGCCCTTCGTTGTGATACCTACATTCGACAGCACCCTAATATCGCCCTCAGCGTGAGCGTTCAGTATTCTCTCGCGCTCCTCAGCGTTTGTGTGAGCGTCTATATGTGCAGCAGATACGCCATTGGCCATGAACTCATCTACAATCGCCTCAGAGTGGGCGACGCTTACAGCAAAGCATACTGTCTGACGATTACTACCTAATCTTAGCCACGTACTGACAACATCTCCGATTAACTTTTTCTTGTTGACCTTTTTCTCTAGGTCAGCACTATTGAAATCTCCCGCCGTTGTTCTTACGCCCTTCAAGTCAATCGGTGCGCCGTAGGCTTCAAAGTCTGACAGGTAACCCTTCTCGATTAGTGACCCGGTTGTCTCAACGACAATTAGGTCATCGTATATCTTGCCAAGACCACGGGTGAACGGTGTAGCGCTCAGGCCAATGTACGGCAGATTGTTCCATGTCTCCGTCATGAATTTGACGAAAGACTTGTAAAGACCGTGAGCCTCATCGACAATAATTAAGTCAGCGTCCGGCTTGTTTCTGCGCTTCATAAATGTTTGCAGACTTGCTATCTGCAGCGGCTCGTTATTGACGCGCCAATGGTCGCCCTGTACCACGCCGTGAGGTATCCCGTGATAGTCCATTGCCTCAGATGTTTGGTCTATCAGCTGTATGCGGTCAACGATGAAGATGACGCGCTTACCTTTAGCCAATGCTGACTTGATAATATCGACAGCGATTAAAGTTTTGCCGAACCCGGTCGGTGCTTGCAGCAGGGGTGTGCGGTGACCTCTTCGGAATGAATCGCGTATTTTAGAAATGGCTATCTCTTGATGCGGGCGTAGCTGATATGTCATTTCTTGTCTCCGAACAATTCCAGCACATCAGCGACATCTCTATCAGAGCAATGACTGTGTAAGCAATTGAATTGAGGCCATTCACCTTGCCAGATTGCAACCTCGCCGTGGCCTTTACTTGTGTGTTCATGCTCCCACGGGCATGTGACAAGATACTTGCCCGGCTCATGACCATCACCAACTAGTAATCCACGACTACTGAATGCGCCGACAATATCCCAGTTCTTAATGTAAGAACCACCTGACTCGCTGGCGCCCTCTACCTTGACCCACGTTCTTTTAACTTCGGCCGGTGTTATCTTATCCATTGTCGCAATAATCACTGCAGCATCAGTATGGTCCTCTGTGCTTACGCATGACGATTTAGAGCCTGACTTATTATTAATTGTGCCGTAGGTCCTAGCTATGCGCGCTGGATTCTTTACAGTAACATCGAAGTCAACTTCATCATCTGTGAAGCGTAACGCCAACGCTTTATAGAAGCCTTTCATCTTGGGCTTAACCTCGATGCTCATTTTAGTGCGATACATCAAGTGACAGCCGTTGCCGCTAAAGCCTACAACTGGTACACCCCAGCCCTCAGCGTCAAGGAACTCAGCAAGCTCCTGAGCTTTTACTACTGTTGCAGCAACTTGCTCGTTGGTTGCGCTTGTGCCTGTTTCGCGTACCGGGTCAAAGTCAAAGAACAACGTACATATCTCTGTGATATCGCTGTCCTTAGTTGTGCGCTCAAAAGGCCTCAGCTCTAAGTTTGTTGCGGGTATGCGGCTTGGGTTAATTGTATTGTAGCAGTCCCAGTTATTGGACCTCGCCTGTATTAGCGCAGCTCTCATTGCAGTGTAGTCATCATATACACCAGACCAGATGACTGGGATGCGGTGACCCTCTGGCTTGCGAAGATAGACAGCGCTTGACTTGTCGATACATCGTATCTCGACAGTGCCATTTAAAAGTAATTGTTGAAGATGATGCTTTTCACGTTTAATCATTTTTATTCTCCGTTGAATTTAGGTACACAGTAAAGCATCTCTGTATTACTGTCAACTATGACCCTAGCTTATGCAATCATATAGTACCTACTAGTATATGTCAGGGCGAAAGGGGTTCATTTAAATTGTCTTTGCCCCGCATGAACACTCCATCTCATTCCACTGATTATTAACTATTGTAATTGTGTGTGCTTACTACTTATGAGCAGTAGTTGTCTTGTTTTATTTTTACTACTAAAACATTTGGAGACTGGTGAGTGTTTAGACACACTCGCCCTTACCCGTGAAGGTATGAACGAGCGCTCAACTAAATACAATGTCGACAGTATTGAGTTCAGGTTAGCATTGTCTAAACACGCTAACTGGTATGACTATGTATCGGCTTTAGAGCCTCAACAGAATGCCTCATACACCTTTGATTTCGTAGTGTGGGTAAGGGTTGCCCCAATGTACCCGCTATCCAACCAATCACTCTTGGCATTTGCACTATATGTTCCCGCCTGTGCGTTTTTACATTAAGCCGACCGTCAATCTATACCGAGACTTAAAAACTTTATTGAGACCAAAAAAAAGCCTCTATAATATGCCTGCTAGAACGAAATAAATTAATATTTCCAGACATACTATAAAGACTTGTATCTTGAATTAATCGGTGTTCTAGGC